CCATCACAAGAGTGGAAAGACTACTGCCAAGCATTGAGAGATGTTCCTTTGCAAAGTGGTTTCCCTTGGACAATTACTTGGCCTGTTGAGCCACAATAAGGAGCAATCATGGCTGTAACTAATCAAGAGTTATTTGACATCTTTCTTGCGAATCCGAATATGTCGGATTCGCAGATTGTTACCTTAATGGAAACAAGAGGTATTAGTCCTGAACAGGTTTCCTCTACATTTGGAATACCTGTTGGCGAGGTTGCGGCTCGTGTGGCAGATGTTATTCCTCCAAACCAAGCAGTGTTGCTAGGTGATACTTATGTTCAAGCCATCAATGAAGTAAGAGGTTCTGGCGAGGATCAGCAGATAGGTGGCTTAGAAAATGTTCTGACTTACAAAGTTGGCGAGAATCAAACTGGCGGTGCTTATAACCAATACACACCAACTGGTGAACTTGAGCGTACTGGTACACAACAAGAAGTTAAAAGCGGTCTAAAAGAGTTTGCACTTGGTTCTGCCCTATTGTTTGGTGGTCTTGGTGGCGGTTTTGAGAGTCTATTTGGTGGCCCTGCTGCAGGTAATGGCGCTTTCTTAGGTGAGGGCGTTGTTTCAGGTATTCCATCCTTTGATACCGCATTTTTAAATGCTGGTGGTACTTTTAACCCCGCCTTTGGTCTTCCTATTGGCAATGGTGCTTTCTTGGGTGAAGGTGTACCAACTGGAATAGCCGCATCTGATACTGCCTTTCTAAATGCTGGTGGCACTTTTAATCCTGCTTTTACTTTAGCCCCAGATGGGTTATTGGGAACACCTATAGTAGTTCCTCCCACAGGCGTACCCCCCACTGGAGTTCCTCCAACAGGTGTACCTCCCACAGGTGTACCCCCTACTGGAGTTCCCCCTACTGGAGTTCCTCCTGTAGTAACGCCTCCTACTGGCATTCCTCCTATTGTTACGCCTCCTACAGGTATTCCAATTCCGACAGTTGCAGACATTACAAGATTGGCTCAATCAGGTTTAACTGCGGCTCAGATTGCGGCTTTGTTCCAATCTACTGCACAAACTGGTGCGGGTCTTCTCCAACAACAAACATCCCGTGAAGCGGCTCAAAAAGCGCAAGCAATGATTGATGCGGAGACTGCGGCTGCTAAAGCGGCTGCTCAGTTTAGACCTGTTGGAATGACTACTCGGTTTGGTGCTTCACAATTTGGCTTTGATCCTGTAACAGGTCGATTAACAAGCGCAGGATACACACTAAGCCCTGAAGCTAAAGCGGCTCAAGACAGGTTTGTTAAGTTGGCTGAAACTGGTATTCAACAAGCAGAAGGCGCTCAGAAAGCCTTTGAACCACTGCAAACAGGCGCTCAGAGTTTGTTTAAACTTGGTCAAGGTTATCTTGCTGAAAAGCCTGAAGATGTTGCTAAGAACTATTTAGCTTCTCAAATGGCTTTGTTGCAACCTGGTCGTGAGACTGAACTTGCTAATCTGCAAAACAGACTCCAACAACAAGGTCGTGGCGGTCTTTCTGTGGCTCAAGGTGGTGCTTTGGGTGCTACTACTCCTGAGTTGCAAGCTCTGTATAACGCTAGAGCGCAACAAGAGGCTCAATTGGCGGCTAATGCTCAACAGTATGGTCAACAGAATGTCGCATTTGGTGCGGGATTGCTTGGTACTGGCGCACAGACTATGGGTCAGTACTATGGTGGTCAACAAGCCGCTTATGCGCCTTACACGACTGCTTTGGGACAAGTTCAAGGCTTAGAGCAATTAGCACAACAACCTTTGACAATGGGTGCGGCTCTTGGTCAACAAGCGGCTACAGCAGGTGCTAATGTCGGTCGTTTAGGTTTATCAGGTGCTGAGTTTAGTACTCGATTGGCTACTGGTAATGCAGCAACAACTAACCCCTATTCAACACTACTAAGTGGACTAGGTGCTTCTCCCGCATTTGGGCAAGCAATTGGTGGCTTATTTTCTTAAGGATTCATCATGGCAGAAAATATCGTAGCGGGTTTGTTTGGGCTAACCCCTGAAATGTACGGTGAGCGTCAAAGAACAAGTGCTTTGCAAGAAGGTATTACCCTTGCTCAACTAGACCCTGCTGCTCGTGGTGCGGCACTAACTTATGGTGGTGCTAGAGGTCTTGGTACTGCCATTGGTGGTGCTATGGGTGTAGAAGACCCACAATTAAAACTTGTTAGTGCTAGAAACACTATTGCCCAACAGATAGACCAAACTGATCCTGAGTCAATCTTAAAAGGTGCTCAAATGCTTTCACAAGCAGGAGACCAACAAGGTGCTATGGCTTTGGCTCAATATGCTCGTCAAGCACAAAGTGAGATGGCTTTAGTTCAGCAAAGACGGGCGGCAGAACAGTCTTCTTTGGCTACTGCGGCTAAGACACAATTGTCTGTTAGACAAGAAGAAGAATTACGTTCTGAATTGTCTAAACTTGGCCCTGATGCAACTCAAGATCAAGTTATTGGTGTTCTAACTAAATATGGCCCACCAGAGAAAGTTTTGGCGGCTTTAACAGCAGCTCAAAGCAGAACAGAAGCCACACTAGCTAGAACTGCGGGATTAGAGGCGGCTAATCTAGCCAAGACTGAAGCTGCTAAAACTGCGGCTGATGCTGCATTAGAAAGAGCTAAAGTTGCGGCAGATGCACAGATTGAGGCTGCTCGTGAACGTGGTGCAACGGCAGTACAAATTGCTCAATTGCAAACGCAAACTAAGAGAGATTTAGCACAACTTGCTATTTCTCTGAAAGAATCGGCTTCTGCTGAATTGCTTACTCCTAAAGAGAAACAAAAGCGTGAAGCGGCATATCCACAAGCAACATCTGCAATTAACAGTTTTGAAACTAAGGCTGATTCATTTGTTAAAGACATTGAGAAGCTAAGAGATAGTCCTGGTCTTTCAGAAATCACAGGTATTGCAGCAGGTCGATTGCCTGGCATTACAGCAAATGGTCGTGCGGCTCAAGCCCTATACGACAAGATTGTTGCCAAAGGTGGTTTCCAAGCCTTACAAGACCTTCGTGATGCCTCTAAAACAGGTGGTGCTTTGGGTAATGTGTCTAATCAAGAGGGTAAACAACTTACTGCTTCTTTTGCTGCCATTGATCGCAGACAAGATGCTAAAGATGTTAGAGCCGCACTTGACCAAGCCATTGGCGACATTCAGGGTTCTAAGACTCGTTTGAAAGAAGCGTACGATTTGACGTACTCATACAAGGCTGAACAACCTAAGAAGACGCTTTCTGGTGAAGATCGGCAAGCCTTAGATTGGGCAAACAAAAACCCAAATGATCCTCGTTCTGCACAAATCAAGAATCGTTTAGGAGAAAAGTAATATGGCTGAATTTGACCCTGATGCATATCTTGGTAAGACAACAGAGTTTGACCCCAATAAATACTTGGGTGTTAAGCCTCAAGAGTCTGATGAAACTGCTCGTTTAGCGGCAAGATTTCCTGCTCCTCCTTCTGCTCAAATACCTGGCTATGGAAAGCCTGTACCTGCGGCTAAAAATGAACAAAATTTAAGTTTAAGCCAATTGCTTTATCGCAATATTGCCAGACCAGTAGTTGCCCCTACAGTTGAGGCACTTGGTGCTGTTGGCGGTGGATTGCTAGGAACTCCAGCAGGCCCAGCAGGTATTGTTGGTGGTGCAGGTTTAGGTTATGGCATGGCTAAAGAGGCTTTGAAGCTAGGTGATATTTACCTTGGTGGAATGACTCCAGAACAAGCCCAAACACAACCTGTTAGGAACATACTTGAAGGTGCGACTTATGAGGCGGGTGGTCGTGTTGTTGGTCAAGCAGTAAGTGCTGGTGTTGGCAAAGTAGTAGATTTATTTAATGCTCCTGCACAAAAAGCGGCTACTTTGGCTCAATTGTCTCTTGGTAAAGACCTTCCTGATGTGCTTGCCGCACTAAAGAAAGCTCCTCCTAATGCGAGTGTTGCTGAAATAACAGCTTCTGTTAACAATCCTAAATGGCAAGCATTGATTGATGATGCACTGCAACAAGACCCACAATTCTTACGAAAAGTTAGGCTATTCAATGAAGACGAATCTTTAAAGGCTTTGTCTAAATTAGCGGGTGGTGAGAATGCGGCTGAAGTTCGTTCTATTGCTGAAAAAGCAAAAAATGCCTTAACTGCTATTACAACTCCATCAAGAGAAACCGCACTAAATCGTGCA